ACTTATAGTGGTGGAAGTAACTCAAACGCAGGTGCTAACTTAACTTTATTTGGTGGCTCTCATGCTACTACTCCAAATGTTGCTAGATTTAGAAGTAGTGCTACAGAAGTTATGCGTATCACTAGTGATGGTTTTGTAGGTATTGGTACAAGTAGTCCCATTAGAAAATTCAACGTATATGATTCTGCGAATTCAATAGTCGGGAGAATACAAAGCGGACAATCCTCTTCGTGGTTGCAGTTTGCGGCAAGTGGTACTGGCACAGCAAGTCGCATTGGTAGTCCCGATGGTGCTTCTATTGCAAGTATTGCTCTTATGACTAATGACACAGAACGTATGCGTATAGACAGTTCTGGTAATGTAGGTATTGGTACAACTAGTCCAAATAGAAATTTACAAGTAGGTGATGGCTCTGGCTCATCCGAAGTTATTGCAATTGTAGCTTCCAATACTGGTTCATCCCAATTAGCTTTAGGAGATAGTGATGATGATAATAGAATGCAAATTATTGCTGACCATTCAGTAGATAAATTAGGTTTTCAAACTGGTGGTGGAGGTGGAATTGCTCTTTCTAAAATGATTATCGACAGTTCTGGTAACGTAGGTATTGGTACAACTTCTCCAAGTAGTCAACTAACAGTTTATAGAACAACAAGTAGCACAACAAATGGAGCTTTACAATTAGATGGAAATGGAAACTACGCAGGAGTAAGATTTGCTGTATCTGGTACTAATCAAGCATCAATATCTTCTGATTTATCAGCTTTATATATTACTCATGAAAACACAATACATTTTAGAACAGGAAGTGATGCTAACGTAGGTGGCACAGAACGTATGCGTATCGACTCATCTGGAAATTTATTGTTGGGAGTTACATCAACATCTATTCCTGGTGTTGGAAACACAACATTAGGTGCATCATTAAGAAATGCAAATGGTGGTTCTATCGCTGTATCAAGAGAAGCAGATATTGCAGGTTACTTTAACAGAAACGTAAATGATGGTTCTATTATTCAACTTAGAAAAGATGGAACAGTAGTTGGTAGTATTGGTGCAGGTGATGGTGATTTAATTATCGGCAAAACAGATAGTGGTACTGAGTGTTATTTAAGATTTGGATATTCCGCAGTAGGAATTGTTCCTGCTAATCTAGATGGTTCTGTAAATGATAATGCTTTAGACTTAGGCTCAACTGCTTCAAGAGTTAAAGATATTTACTTAGGTGGTGGTCTATATGTTGGTGGCACAGGCTCAGCAAACAAATTAGACGATTACGAAGAAGGAACTTGGACACCTACTGCTGTAGGTACTACAAGTGGAGATTATACTGTTGGAGGTGGAGCTGCAACAGGTGCATATACTAAAATAGGAAGAATGGTAACAGTAAGTGGAGAAATACATCTTACTTCTAAAAATAGTCCAGTAGGTTCTTTTGCAATAGGTAATCTTCCATTCTCTTGTGCAAATTTAACAGAGTTAGCAGAAAGGTCAGTAGGTAGTGTAACAACAAAATATATAGATTATGATGCTGATTGTGTAAATTTAGCTACATATATTTATGCAGGTGAAACAAAATTTTATCTTGTTCAAGTTAGAGATAATAACAATACATTATTTACTGATTGTACTGCTGTAGAATCTGGAGATGAAATTATTTTTACATTAACATATCCAACAACAGCTTAACAACAAAGGAGATAAACTATGGCAATAACTAAACAGACACAAATCGGAAAGATTGAAGTGGTCGGACAATACAAATCAGTTCAAGTGCGAACAGATATTGTAGTTATGGAAGATGGCGAAGAACTATCTAGAAAGTATCATAGACACGCTTTAATGCCAGATGCAGACATCACTAATGAACATGAAGAAGTTCAAGCAGTATGTAATGCAGTATGGACACAAGACGTTAAAGATGCTTATGCGACTTTTAAAGCTAGTCAAGAAAACATATAAGGAGAACAACTATGGCAATAACATACGAATGGTCATTTCCTAACTTTGAATGTGATTCAGAGAATAAGGTAAAGACAATACATTGGAGATATACAGCAGTAGATGGAGAATATTCAGCATCTATGTATGGCTCTTGTGCAGGTTCAGAAGGTATGGATTTTGATGCTATGACTAAGGAGCATTGCGAAAATTGTGTTCTTGAAAATCAAGATACAACAATTGAAGATATGCAAAGCAACTTGTCAGCACAAATCGAAGAACAGAAGAACCCTGCATTGACATCAAAAACAAAGGAGTGGTAATGAACTTTAAGTTTGATGATAAAGACTACGATAGCGATAAGCTGTCGGATAAAGGTAAGTTGTATTTAGCTAAATTGCAAAAAATAACTAATGATCAACAAATCTTAAGTTCTCAATTTGAGGACAATAATATATTAAGAGAAAGATATGTTGAGTTGTTAAAAGCTGAACTACCTAAAGAAGAAGAAGAAGTAAAAGAAGAATCTTCTAAAAAGTAATCAATAAACCTCTATATTTTGATATAGAGGTTTTATTCTTTATATTTATACAAAAATATAATAGATTGTGTAAATGCTACAAAAACTTAATTTCAAACCGGGTTTTAATAAAATGGTCACTGACTCAGGAGGAGAGTCTCAGTGGGTAGATGGAGATAATGTTCGTTTCCGATATGGTTTACCTGAGAAAATAGGTGGCTGGAATCAACTAACAGCTAATAATAATACTTTACCTGGAGCAGCTCGTGCTCAACATGCATTTTCTTCTTTAGATGGAGAAAAATACGTAGCCATTGGTACCTCACAAGGATTATTTTTATATTATAATAACGAATTTTTTGACATCACTCCACTCGATGATGATGTAGTTACCGGTGTAACATTTGATGCAACAACCGGTTCAGCAACAGTAACAGTTAATAAAAATGCTCATGGATTACAAGATGGACGATATATCACTTTTTCGAGTGTAACAGTTCCAACTGGATCCGGTTATGCTACATCTGATTTTACTGACAACACATTTGAAATTACCAATGTCAATACTAATACTTTTGATATTACAATGCCAAGTAATTCTGCATCTACTACATCAGGCACAGGATCTGCACAAGTAGATCCTTATGTCATTGTTGGTCCAACGTTTCAAACGGCTGGTTTTGGTTGGGGAACATATCTATGGGGTAATTCAACTTGGGGAACTGCAAGAGCTAGTGGAAGCGTGGTCCTGGATCCCGGCCTCTGGAGTCTTGATAATTTCGGACAAGTTCTTGTTGCAACTATTTTCAATGGAGAGACTTTTACTTGGGATGCAGGAGCAACGAATCCAAGAACAATTCGAGCATCTAAAAACACATCGGGTTATGAAACAACCAACAATCCAACTGCATCAAGATTTACGTTAGTCTCCGACAGAGATCGACATGTATTTCATTTTGGAACGGAAACTACCATTGGAACACAATCTTCTCAAGATCCAATGTTTATTCGTTTTTCTAATCAAGAAAATTTAAATGATTATACTCCAACTGCAACCAATACCGCAGGAACCTTTAGACTCGATACTGGAAATGAAATTAGAGGAGCAGTACTTGGAAAAGATTATACATTTGTATTAACGGATAGCGCTGCGTACATTATACAATATGTAGGTCCACCATTTACATTTTCAGTAAGACAAGTCGGCACGAATTGTGGTTTGATGGGTCAAAATGCATTGTCCTATTCAAACGGTCAAATCTTTTGGATGTCGGGTGAAGGTGGATTTTTTGTCTACGATGGTACGGTTAAAATGCTACCGTGTTTAGTTGAAGACTTTGTGTTTACCACAACAGGAGATAATTTAGGAATTAATTATGATGCCAATCAAATGGTATATGCAGAGCATAATACTTTATACAATGAAGTCACATGGTTTTATCCAAAAGCAGGATCTGGTCAAGTTGATCGATCGGTAACCTATAACTATGGTGAAAATTGTTGGACAACCGGATCTTTAGCAAGAACATCTTATATTGATCAAGGGGTATTTAATCTACCGTATGCAACGGATTATAATGGAACTGCAACTCCTAATTTTCCAATACAAGGCATAACGGATAAATATGGAGCAAGTATTTATTACGCTCATGAAACCGGGACCGATCAGGTCAATTCATCGGGTACTACATCTATCGATGCTTACATTCAATCAGGAGATTTTGATATTACAGCAGGTAGAGGTGCTCTAGGAGGCACAACCGGTCTTGCTGATCTTAGAGGAGATGGTGAGTTTATTATGTCAATGAAACGATTTATACCTGATTTTAAAGTATTAACAGGTAATTCAAAAGTGACATTGTTACTCAATAATTATCCATCGGGAACCGCTGCAAGTTCACCGCTTGGACCCTTTACAATTACCTCATCTACTGATAAAGTGGATACTCGAGCAAGAGGAAGATTGCTTTCTATAAAAATTGAAAACGACGCTGTAGGTGA